TCGAGCACGCGCTGTACAACACGCGCGTTCAGATTCTCGCCAACAAGATGGGGCAGTCAGACCCGACAATCATGGCGGCGATGCGGCGCGGACAGGGGCCGGCGATCATGAGCCCGATACCGAACGGACCCTTCCGTCAGTGATGCCCCTTGCCAATAAACGATTTCTCTAAAATCTTCTGACCGAGTTCCGGATTGGTTTTCATCAAGCTGTCAAGCTGCTTGGCCTGCTTGATCTCGCGCTCGCGGTGACGGACCTTTGCGGTCTCTTTATTCGGCAGCGGGGTGTTGTCGATAACGTACTCGGCATCCACAATGCCCGCCTTGAACGCAGTGAACACCAATTGGGTATTTTCATCCTGAAATATCGGCGATGAGGAGTGACTATCGACCGCCACGCGCCAGTCTTCCGGCAACTGCGACAGCAAAAACTTGGTTTCCTCGACATCGGTCGGCTTGTCGGCCTTGGTGTAGTAGTACCGACTCTCTTTGGCCTCCATCATGGCCAGAGTCAGGTCCGCCGACTGCGCGCACTGCCGCTCGACGAGCAAAGACCGGTCCCGCAACGATGGCGACGCGGTTTTTACGAGCGTGTCGGCATGCGACTGCGCACGAACGCCGGGCTCACCCATGCCCTGCATGACGGGAGGGAAATTGCCGAGCCAATTGAGGGTTTCCATCAGCCATTTCATCGCCGGCAGCAACTCGGGCGGGATTTTTGGCGTCAAATCCTTGACATCCGAGCCCTGCTGCAAGCCGATGTAACCCGCAGCGCGGAATTGATCGTAACGTTCGTCGGTAATGCCGGCATCGCCGGTAAAAGCTAGAATTTTATCGACCTGAAGTCCAAACAACCGACGGAAATCATCGCACCACGACGCCAGAAGCATCTGCGGCTCGATCAGGTCGACCAACTCGCTGCGCCCCCAGAACCAGTCAGTCGCTTCGTTGGGCTGAATCAGCCGGTACGGCTGCATTTTGCTGCCCCAGATCAACAAATTTTCTTTTTTGCTGACCACATAATCATCACCGGACCTGAAAGTGTGCGGCGCAATCAGGATATCCGGCTGGATCATCTGGATCGTGGTGTAATCGTCCTCGTCCTTCACCCACAACTCGTGGAGTTGCACCATGTCGGCAGCGACAGTCGGCCCCATGATCGCGTAATTCGGGTCGGTGGCGATCTGGACGAGGCCGCCGGGCAGCGTTGCAGACGTAACGCCGGTTTGAATTTGCGAGGTCGACAGTACCTGGTGGAAAAAATTGCTCGGCGAGGCGGCATTGGTCTGCCCGCCCGACGTTGAATTCGCCTTGATGCGATCAAACAGGCGCTTGGCGTCAGGAAAACGGTGAATCCTCTGCCATACTTCGGATAACGTCAGGCTCGAAGTCTCGCAAAGGATCTCTTGTTTGTTGATGTCGTTCTCATCCTCGCGATAAACGCCGAAATTCCACGGCATCACCAACTTGCTGTTGTAAACCGGAGTGTCGTCGTGATCCATCGACGGCCATTGCTTGAGCAGCGTGGCGCCGTACTTCAACGACTCACGAACGCCACGGCCAAACAGCATGTCGACATTGGTACGGTCCCACTGCCTGGTGAGGACCTTGGCGACCTCGCGCGCCTGGTTGTAAATCTCAGGCGGATGTGGGTTCTCGAAATCGACGTCGAACTTCAAGGAGGTTGGGCTGAACAAATTAGTCGCCACGCGCTCCAGTTGTTTGTTCAACGTATTGACGAGAGATTTCTGACCGTCGTAACGGCCGGTCTCGGCAAGCGCGTTCAATAAGCGATAGTACGCCGAGCGAGAGCCCGCGCTGACCCGGCACTGCTCGACCCACTCGTTAACCTGCTGGACAAGTTTCCGTTCGCTCGTCGGTATGCCGCCGGGGATCACGCGCGCCGCCTGTAATTCGGGTTCAGCACCTCAGTAGCAGGATTATCCGACATCGCGCCCCAACCAGCACCCTGCGTGGCGTGGAACTTACGCAGTTGGGTCTGGAAACGCGCGCCTGAGTTCGGCAGCGGTCCAGTCTGCACGTTGCCACTGAATTGCGCGCCCATGGCCTGAAAGCCGGTCGCATCAGGTGCCGCATCCATCAGCCTAGACACGTCATTGCTGACTGGAATGTGCGCTACCTCGCCGTATTTGGTATCTCGCAAATTGGTGATCTTAAGATCGGATACGTCGGCAACCGGTACGCCGAGCATATCGGCTGCAGCCTGCGCCCGCACCTCACCCCCCGCTTCCATGCGGCGATACACGTTATCGGTCGCCTTGGTCTGAGCACGGCCGATAAAAGGCATGCAGATTTCATCGCCTCCCCCCGTGTTCAACGCCGAACGACAATGCGGACAAAAGTCCGGCCATTTCTGCTGGCCGGGCCACTTGAAAGTCTCGGCACAGTCCGGGCACTTCAGTTTGAGGATGACTGCCATCTAACGATACCGCCACGCGGCTTTGCGCGTCACGACCTGCTGCCGATAGCGCGCGGAGCGCTTCTGCGAGAAAAACATCTCCAAGTGGTTCTGATTGAATAGAGAGACCTGATCCTTGATGCTCATCATCTTCTTGGCCGCTTCCGCATCGCGCGTGCGCTTGGACGCCATCAAGCTGGTCTTGACCCGTTCCAGCCAGCACTGGATCAGCATCGCCGCAGCCACCACCTTGTCGTCCTTCTTGCTTCCGGGAGCCTCAATGGTATCCCCATCGCGCGATACGCTGTTCATCTCCTTGATCAATTCGGCCGATCGGATGTGGAACGTACCATTGGAAACATAGTCACGCAACGCCTCCATGATCATGACCTTGCGACCAGCGTTGGTCACCCAGTGGTAATTGTGCCCGGCGCTCATCGAGTCCGACCGGGTGTAAATGTAAGTTTGCACGTTCTTAAAAATGTCGGTCAGGCCCTTTTCATTAACCTGCTGCATCTGATGCCCGATACGAAGATATATCTGCAAATCCTTCAACGCGTTGAACACCGCGTTGCCGGGACCGTTCAGCTCCATGATGTAACGAATCTCGTTGGTGCCCTCGCCGTACCAGCCGAGCAAGGCAGCAACGACCCACGCGAGGTGGCGCGTGGTGACGAGGGGCGAGGAGTATTCGGCAACCTGGTCGACGCCATCGGCGTAGCACCGCCCAATCTGGATCGAGGAGCGATCGTTCTTCTCGTTCTCGCCGAACGCTGGGTCGATCGCAACCACATAGCAGGCCCCTACCTCGGGTTCCTCCCAAACTTTTAATTCGGACTCCTTGATCGTTCGCGCCTTGTAGGCGCGCATATTGATGAATTCCTCGCCCGCCATGAACCAGTAATTCTTGAACTTGTTGTTGACGAACTTGTTGGTCTGATCAGTGAGGACTTCGGGAGAGAAGAACGTGGCGCCGGTTTGCTGGAAGGCCTCTTCCTCGGTCCATGGCTGCTCTTGGATGCGGGTGTTGGAGCCCTCGAACTCAGGCTGCGCGTCGCCAGAGTCTTCCGTCGCAGCGGCCGGGTTCATCTTGCGACGTATCCACGCCAGTTGCTCGACGGTTACCTGGTGACCGTACTGTTCCTTGACCGCCTTGATTTTGGCTTGCTCTTTATCGGATGGCGGGTAGAGCCCATAAAGCTGGAAGTCGGCGCTATCCTGTGAAATCGACTGCGACGGCTTGGACCACCATCCCAAGAACAAACAGCGACAATGCGCGGGGTCTTTGCGCGCTTCGTTCCACATCTCCTCCCATTTGTTGAACCCGCGCGCCGTGGACTCGTAGATATAAAGTCGATCGGGGTTGACATCGGACAACGAATTCTCGAACGCTTCCAAGCCCTCGTCATTGTCGTAAGAACATAGTTCGGAAAGATGTGCGAGCGAGACGCCGAGAGACCGGCCAAGCGTTCCGCTGGTCTTGGTCTTCTTGACGCCAGCCGAGAGGAACAGAATTTTCGAGTTGTTCGAAAGCGCGATCCCGGAACGATTGTCACTCGCGATGCCGGGGAATTTCAGCGACTTCGGCAGGCCGTTTATGATCGAAGTCAACTCGGCTCTAGCTTCGCTGCGATTCTCGGAAGTGTCAAAAATCACGGCGCCCTTGAGGCCGTTGTGAAACCCGAGGAGGAAACTGGTCAGCGCCCGCGCGATTGTCGAAAGCCCGAGCTGCCGGGATTTCAGACAAAAAATCTTGTGAATGTCTTGTTCGAGGGCGTCGAAAACCTCGGTAATAAACCTGATCTGACCGTCGTAAAGATGTTCGCCAAGAACAATATCGCCAGCGTCCTTGGAAAAAATATGGGCTCGATTCAGGAAGGTGTAAAAACCTTGCTCGACAAGTTCTCGTTTGGTCTTTGTCCAACCGGGCATTCAGTCTTGTTAGCCCGAAAGGGCTTGGACTTCAACGCCTCCCGCCAAACGCCGTGGTATTCCGGCGGGTCTCATCCAACTCAGCCAGCTTAATATCGATCCGGGTGCGGATAGTCGACCAAAATTGGGCGGGATCAGCCTTGAGATCGAGGATCAGAAGCTCGATGGGCTCGCCGCCGTTCAAAGGCGGCATGATCACAACCGCCCCGCCGAAGGTAGCGATGGGGTTGTGCTCGATCGACGCGGCCATGGCGGTAAAGCGCTCGGCCGCTTCGTTCCTCTGGGGTTCAACGAGTTCGGTCATTCTACTTCTTCCACCGTAACGCCAGCTTCTCGTGCTTGGGCAATCATATTGGCCGTACCACGGCCGCCGGGGAACGCAAGTACCATATCGGGCTTACCCTCAACCAGCATCTGTTTGTTACGTAAAGGCCCCGCAGCCTTTCCGTGCTTTCCCCAATCCGCTCGGTAAACTTGTATCGGGATACGATTCAGTTTTGCCCACTCGCCCGCCAAGGTGTCGGCGCCTCGCGCGCCGCCATGAATCACAACATCAATACTATGCGAACCCGAGAGCCACGTAAGCTCGTCACTAACAGCGGCGAAATCGTTAAACTCACGCCCCCCACAAACGAGCAACCGCATCACCGGTACCGGTGAGAAAAATTAGGCTTGATCTCCGAATTTATAAACTCCCCGACGCTTGCCGCCATTGACGCCTCAACCGCGGTCTCCTCGGACACGCCCTGATAGGACGACATCTTGCCGGACTTAGCCCAACGCACCAGCAACTCACCGCTCTGGTCGTCGTAGCCGATCTCGGAGACCATTGAACTATAGACAGGTTTCATCCAACTCATTTTCGCTCCGCAGCCCCCATCATGATGTCGTGAAAAATAGGAAGCAGAATGTCGTCCCGATCTTCAATCGTTTCGTCGCTAAAAGCAAGAAACGGGACCTTTAAAATTGACGGCCGGCGTGGGTCGTAATGCGGGTTATCGGCAGGCACACGCCACAAAATGACCCTCCGGCGGTCCCTGTTGTGCGGCCCCAGCGTCCTGAACTCACGCTCCAACTCGCCGACGTAGGACGCCGCGCGCTGCGGATCGATCACGATCTCGCTCGCCATCCGGGGGTTGCGGATGTGGGTGTGGCGGTCGGGATGCTGGAAGAAAAATCGCACGTCTTCCTCGTCGGCCGCATTGCTCACGGGACCTTGCTCCAGTATTTGCTCTAATCAGGCACGTTGCTGCTGTTTCTGCTGGTCGATCATCAGTGACAGGGCCTTGATGCGATCGGCAGCTTCCTGCAACAGCCTGCGTTCATCCTCGTGATAGATGTAGTACATATTACCCTGCCAAATCTTACCGGTGTGATACTTCGCTTGCTTTTCCAGCCGCTCGATCAGACTCATCCATCCTCTCCTTCAACGCCTTAATGACATCCTGAAATACCGGACCCCACTCGTTATCCGGCCCCTGCCGAAAGATGCGAGCTTTTGGGTGCCACAGCATTTTCTCCCCGCGTTGCCCCAAGCGCCAGTCGCGGCCCTGATACGAGTACGGGATCCACACCTCCCGGCCAGCCAGCGCACAGATATGTGCGAGCG